TAGCAGTATGATCAACGAGTATTTTGTCTGCTTCTATTTCATAGTCTTTTATTACTCCACCAACAATATAACGAGAGTTTTCTCCTGTAGTAAAGTAATGTACTTCAATAGTACCATCTTTAATTAATGTATCTTCTATACTACTTACGATATTTCTTGCCATGGCCTATACTCATTATAATACAACTCAGAACCAATTGGTTCATATGGTTGCATGTATTCTAATCCAAATACATCGTTATCTGTTTCTTCAATATATCTTAAATATCTACTTTGTTGTACATAATCTGTATTATCTGATCCACGTTGTCCGCCTTCATTATATTCATAGTGATTAAAATCATTCCATACTAATGAATTGCTACCATCATCTTTTAAATTGGTAATAACCCCTTGATCGATCATTACATTTAATACTGAATCATCATCAAACCAATCTCCTGCCGCATTATAATCTAATCCTAACTCATTAGTCCAGTTATAATATTCTAATGTTCTTGTTTCCGGAAATGCTCGGCCATTTTCTCTAGTTGCATATGCAACTGGTCTCCATTCTCCATAGATCATCATTCGTAACGATTCTATTTTAATATCATTATTAAAATTATTTAAAATAATCATATTACTTTCAAATTGTGTACGAAGTTTTTCTAAATATGTTTGTTTCTGAAATACTCGTTCATTATAATCATCACCATCTATATAATTACCCGGATCTCTTACAAATGGTGCAGTTGGAGTATAACCACTTTCAAATCTAATAATATTATTATATTCAGCTGATCTGTCATCTAATGAATATAAGTTATTATATATAAAATCATCTATATTTGTTTGAACACGTATTGCATTGTAAGTTAATCCACGTTCGACTAACATAACTTCTAATGTTTGATAATTAGGAATTATTACTGGTTCATTATCTGCAGATTGAAATGCAATCTCTATTCTTCCATTTATTAACATATCATGAAAATCGCCGGATAGTTCTACATCAGAAATAAATTCATCTATAATAATATCTGGATCTTGATCTGGCTGAATAAAATATTCAAATGCAGTATCTATATTACCAGATTCTACAGTTTGTTTTAATTTATATTCACGATATTTTTTACGATCTATCATCAGTTAACAACCTTAAAATAAAAATCATCAAATGTTTGTATATCATCTCCGGCATCTCTTTCAATTTTTAATTCAATTTTATAGTAACGTTCTGGCATAAATGAATCCATTCGTAATTTAAAGAAACTACCATTAACATCGCAATCAATCTGAGTACCTAAAGTATCATATGCAATTATTGTTTCATTTGTAACAGAATCTATTATACTATAATATGATGACGTTGGCAATCTTTCCCCAGCTAAATAAAATGATGATGTGGAATATGATTTAACCGGAAATTCTGGCCGTACTCCAATACGTAATTTAGCAATTTCAGATGTCCTATATTCTGATTTTATATTTTTAAAATATGGTACATATACATCCGCAGAAATTTCAGTTGATCCTGTATTTGTAAATGTAGTATTATTCCATACTACTTCTAAACGAGGGACAAATATTGTATGAGACTCACGTCCAAAGAATTTTAACAAACCTAATGATTCTCCGGAAGTTTCATCTATATAAGGACGTTTAACAATAAATCCGTAGTTAGTAATATTACCTTTAACCCAATTATCTACTATATCAGTAACATTCATTCTTATATCAGGTACTTGGTTACTAAACGATTGTGATGCTTCAAATGTAGATCCAGTAATCCATGATCCGCCACCATTTGACGTCTCAGTCAATCCTAATTGTCCATTGCTATGAGCATCTAAAGTATTCCAATAATTACCATTTTCTATATCGCGATAATACCACGATGCTCCAATTGTTGTTTTTGGATTATCATTATTATATCCTTGTCCATTAGCCCATGATTGAGATATCGGAAATGCTTTTAAATTATATTTTTGTAGCAAATCTGAGGCATTGGATGATCGCAATGATAAATAGACTGATGCAGAATTTATTTCATTTCCTATAGATGGTATTTTATTATTACTTATAGCTGTAGTCAAGGCATCAATTTCAGATCCAAAATCTATTAAAAATCTAGTATTATATGTATCATTGCGATATCTACCATCAACAACAGACCCAGATTGATTTTTTATAAGCTCTAAAATTTGATCAATTCCAGTATTCTGATTTGGAAATCTTTCTTTTAAAGTAGTATCTTTTTCTGCGTAAAATATTCTATACATTTGGTTCCTTAAACTTTAACAACTTTTCCTTTAATATCAGAATTTGGATATTTTATTTCAAAAATACAAGGATCAAGTGATGGATATAAAATATTATTTTTAATAGCATTTTTAACATCATATCTATTAGGTGAATAAGTTCCTCCAACTTTATTCTGGAACGTAAAGTTAAGTACACTCTGCACTCCATCAACTTGATCAACAGTAGATATTAAATTAGATATATCAATTGGGCCATTAATCTGCATTCTTTCATTATTTAATATTACTTTTAGTGCAGCAATACACCTTATCAACACCTCATTACTATTGTAACTTGGGCGTGTTATAATTTCAAAATCTACGCCTAAATTTATTATAAACGCTGATTTAATATTAATTGCATCGGTTAACATACGATATTGAGATATATAAGTTCTTATATTTTCTTTAAGAGCTTGATTACAAGGCACAAATTGCCCAGCACTATTATAAGCTAATAAATATAAATTTAACGCTAATGGATTTGATATAGTTTCTGATGGATATGTTTTATCATTTGTATTAATCTGAGAATCGCTTATAATATACGCCTTAGCTACAGATCCAAACTTTGGAGGTAATGAATATACTCGAGTAATATAATCTTCACGTGTAATTGCTCGATTCTGTGCTGCAAAAGCAGCCATAGCATTTTGGCGGATGCTATCAATATTTTGTTTAGCCTTACCACCGGTTGCAGATTCTGGATTAGTTACTGCTATAGATGCCTTTGAATCAGTTAAATTAATATATCCTGTCTCATTTAAATATTCAATGTTATTTACTTTAGTAATCGAATTAACAGATACATTATCTGTTACGGCACCACCAATAGTATATTGAATTGTCAACGTTGTATTTGATGGAGCTAAACCATATGTACTAGTATATAAAAAGTTTGAAGGATCAATTGAATCTGTTGTTGTGCGTTTTAAATATTCTAATCCTTGTCCTATATTTTTTGGATTTGGAATAAGTTCTTCATCCGCATCAGATGAGACTCCAGATCCAAATTGAATTTCTAAACGATTATCATCACGTAGTCGTGTTATAAATCTTCGAGGTGTTTTACGTAATTTTAAAATATATGGTACTGATGATTTATATTGAGATAATTCCGGATCGTTAAACGATATATTTGCTATATCTTCAAATATAGTATCTTGTGCTAAATAATCAACTTCATTCCATTTATTACCTGCTGAATCTGTAACGCTAATAATATTAATTACATTATTATCTGGTAAGGTAATTTTATCATACGGCTTTGGTTCATTAAATGCAAATGTCAATTCTTTTATTTGACCAGATTCGACACTAATTTGTTTTTTTAATAAATACCTAGCCACATTTCCAGATGAATCAATTTCATATACTGATATTTCTGGATCGTCATTGAAATCAACTGGGTTGATACTTCGAAATTTTACGCCTTCATTACTTTCTAATTCAATATTTGAATTAATTGATAATGCGTATGACATATCTGGTGTTGCAGAATCTCCCGACCCAGATGCGATTACTAATTGAAATATATCTAATTTACATGTAGCTGGAGAATTTAGTTTTGGTTTATATCCAAATAATTGTGATAACGCTAATATATTAGAACTTTCTTGAGCCGTTGATAATAACGATTCACGATATGATGTATCTGTATAATATGATAATACATCTCCGACATATGACGACATCTCCAAAAACATCATTCCAGGAGAAGATTCGTTAAAATCTTGGTATGTATCTGGAAAATAATTTTTTGCAAAGTTTATTAAATTTTGTCTAAACTGAGCAAAATCCTTATTTAAATATTTTACGTCTTTTTTAATTAAGTTACTCATGAGTTAATTTTTCCTTAATATACATTACTAATTTGACGTAACTCCGTCGATGTATTAGTCGTATCAGCTGTAGCATCCGTTACTTGAAAGCTATTTTCTGATGCAATAACGTTAATGACTAGATTTGATCCAATATTTTCAATTTTAAAATATATAGCAATTGTTATAGAATGCATATCAGAGCTAGTAGTTACCATAACATCGTTTATAGAAATATAAGGTAACCAATATTTTAAATCTTTTATTAAAGTCTTTTTTAAAGAAGACCTAACATCAGACGTATTATTTGTAAATAATATTTTATTAATATCAGTACCAAAGTTTGGTTGCATATATCGCTCACCTTTACGTGTTAAAAGTAAATTTTGTAAATTTGATATAGACTGCAATTCAGTAGTATAATTTGAATAAAATAACGATTTACCAGACATGCTACCAGAAGCATAATTTACATCAACAGGTCTAGTATGCGAACTGACGTTAAATGGCAATGCAATGCCAATCGCAACATCAGGCGTCTCATTAACCGGTTGATATTTATATACTTGTCTAGCCATTTATCTATTTTTCTTTTTATCAATTGCCTTCATTAATGCAGAATAATCTTTTGTCATCGCATTTACAGTAGAAGCGACAGCCTGATTACTCATATTAACAGTTTCGCCATTAATACCGGTAGATGCTAATGGCCCAGATCTTGGTACATTATAGGCATCAGCCATTTCAGATTTAAAATTTATTGCACTCCATTCCGCCTGGTCCGCTGTAGGAGGCGTAGTAGCTGTTTCATTTAATAAATCATTCAACATTGAATTTTTTGTAAATTGCTTTTTAGCCATAGGCTTATTAGGCATTGGATCTTCAGTGATATGCGATAAATTCATACCATGTTCGATAACTTGTTTGTGATTAGTTTTTTGTTCAGTTAATACTTGGCGGATTGCGCCCTGAACTTCTTCTCTAATAATTTTTCGTAATAACTTTACAAATGATTTTGAGCTCATAGTAATATCCTTTTTAATAAATATGTACTACGTTAATAATTGGTTAAGTAATTACTTTAAACCAGACCATGGAACTACTAATGGTAACGATCCCGGTGGTGGTGCAATTCCTGTATGAATTCCTTGTATAGTTTTTATATGATCTTTATATACTTTAATTAACGATTTAGCAACTAACCGTGCTTTCATTTTACGGAATGCATTATATATACCAATGCCTACTGGTAAAGGATTTCCTGGAAATATTATTATATTTAACGTTCCAGTAGCCATGCCAGCAGCTGGTATTAAAGGGGATACCACTGTACCGGTCCAAAATTCTATCATACCTTTACCTATAAAATTATATGGAATAGATTTTAAATCTTTTGGAGATTTTTGCATTACATCAAATACTCGTTTCCATGATTTAATAAGTATATCTGGTTTCTTTATTACAATTAAATTATTATTTGGATCTGTCGATGTTTTCATGGCAGTATGATATGATTTTGCAAAAAACTTTGCAGTTTCAATGGTATCTGTAGAATTTTGATTTTCTAAAAATTGTATTATATCAAGTTCTAATTTTTGCCATATTATCATTGTTTCATACGCTTTATTTCTGTTAATATTTTAGTAAAGTCTGCAATGTTTATAGGCGGACCAGATGGACCTACTCCTGTAGTATGTGTCATTTTAGTTATAGCAGTCACCAACGCTTCTAACTGAGTTACTAAAGTATCAACATCTACAGACCAGTTTGGAGTAGCTAATTTGATATCTTTTTTAGATACTAATACTAGCTCATCTTCTCGGGCGTTAAATATTAAACGATTAGATGATATAATTACTTGAGGATTTGTATATGATGTTAATGGTTTAGTTTGTTGTCCTATTTTACGCTGCGCCAACTTTAAATTATTTATTTTTTGAGTTGATGATAAATAAATTAAACTAGAATCTTTATCTGGATCTTCAATTGTAAAATAGCCAGATTTTTGTGCTCCATCTAATCCACATGTTAATGCAACAAATGGATCGCCGGCGGTCGTGCCTTGCCA